GTTGAAGCCAATAAAAAAAGGATCATTGAATAGATCCATTGCGAACTGTGTTACCATTTTATTCCCCTTTCAAGCGAATAAGTTAATGTACCCCCGTAGGCAGTACAATACTATTATACCAAACTTTGGAGCGGATAGCGGGAATCAAACCCGCACATTAACCTTGGCAAGGTTACGCACTATCACTATGCAATATCCGCATTGTGTCTCCAACGGGATTTGAACCCGTGCTACTGCCGTGAAAGGGCAACGTCCTAGGCCCCTAGACGATGGAGACTTGGCTGGTCTGGTAGGCCTCGATCCTACGACTTGCGAATTAACAGTTCGCCACTCTACCAACTGAGTTACAGACCAAAACCTACTACTTATTAACTGGAACAACCTTGTCTAAAAGATTTCCAGTTGATAGCCATTGTGCAGCAACTGCTACGGTAGCAGATGATGTTGTTTGTGGGATTAGCCCAAAAACATTTGAGGTGTAACTTACAACTTCAGATGAAGCAAAGTAATCAGTGTTAATGTCAAATGCGTTAACGCTAACAATATTGCCTTGTGAGTTTCTTCCACCAGTGCTAACAGAAACTGTGTCTGTAATGCATGCTGGATAGTCAACCTTTGCACCCATCTTGTTACCAGTTGAAACAAATACTGGAATACCCTTTGAGTTTAGCGTAGAAATCAAAGTGCGAATAGTATTGTCTGCTCCACGAACTCCACCATATGGCGCAGTGTTGACGGCTGCTGGAGAGCATGCCTTGTTTCCATTAAAGTATCGTGAGAGTGAAACTGCTCCAACTTTTGAGGAGTTTGCGTTTACCCAGTTTAGAGCATCAATAAAATTTCCAGCATTTACTGGATTAACTGTTTTTGACGATGGGGTTGTTGCTCTCAACAAAATAATTGATAGCGATTGATTTTGCTTCTTGGCAACTTCAGCCATAGCATTTCCATGATTAATCTCACTTGAAAGTGAGGAAGTTTGTGTTGTTACAACATCTGTACATGTTGTATTTGCAAGTGTAATACAAGTTACATCTGCATTGTATACCTTTGAATCAAAGTATGAATCAATGATTACTAAAGCCTTTGGAGTTGCTGCTTGTGAAGGCATTAGAAACATTGTTGAAAAGATTACTGCTACGAACCCTACTGCTATTTTTTTCATTTTTCTCCTTATATCATTAGACGGACTACATGACAACATGGGTCGCCACCGTCATCCCATTCTTGTTTTTCTTCTTCATCCATATATTCGTATCCACCATCATGGGTATTGCAGTATGGGTCTGAGATCCATCCCCGCTCAATACCACTTGTTAACCAGATACCAAATTCTGCATCTTCTATATCATCTTCTTTATGCATATTACAAGTATACCCCTAAACACTTACTACGTCAACTGGACCCATACAAGATGGATTAAATTTAATTGCTGCTGATACCGCTGAAATTACACGATTTCTTGCATTTTTCTGCTTATCTGTTGCGTACAAAACCCCATAAGCATATTCTGCACCAGACCCCATTGCAAGGTATGGAAGTGTGTATTTAGATAAAGACATATCTGCAGAACTGTGTTCATAGATTTGACCACGGATACAGATAATCAAACCAAGATCTCCGTCTTTGGAAGTGTCTACCCAGAAATCATTATAAAATTCTTTAAGTTCTTTAATAAATTTGGTTTGCATAAACTTATCTGTATCTTTAACTGTTGGAGCAGTCGGATGAAAGTTGTATCTAATTCTTTCGCCATCCATTGATCCTGCATACCCAATAAGGTATGGGCCAGACTTCCAAACCTTTGGTGCATCAAGTGCTAGAATAGTACCATCATCTGAAGCACCACGATCACCAGCCATAAAGATCTTATTGTTTATTTCATCACGAACGACTGCAATACAAGTCATGCAGAAACCCCTCCCAAAGCGATATATTTAAGTATACCACCCCTAGGAGGGGCTGTCAAACAGGGTCAAATATGTTTAGTTATACTGTCTTTGATTTTGATCTGCGTTTTTCAACTGCTTCATCCTGCACAGTTTTTGCATTCTTGTCTGTGGTGGAAAATGCTGCATTAATCTCATCTCTTGTGAGTCTACCGTCATCCATAAATGCACGAGCCAACTTCTCAACAACTACTGCTACTGCGCTAAGGCCTGCAACTGTCATTGCTTTTGCTACTGAGATTCCTGCAATTGCTCCTGCACCAATAACTGCAAGGGCATTTGCTGCAAAGACTGCAACAATACGCATCAATATATTCCAAATATTTGTAATACTGTTCATGTTTACTCCTCTCTATTTCTAATAGGACTAGTTATAATCCAAAGTGCTAATGTAGCCATGATTCCATAGCCAACTATTGTTTTTGCACTACCATCTAATACAACCCAGGCAATAAACATTCCAAGAAGAGTCCATGCCTGATCTACTAGGTCTTTCATTATATTTTTTATTACTCTTACCATTTTCTTCCTCCTCTTGAACCTGGTGAATTGCTGCCTGAGCCTCCACCAGAACTTCCTCCACCACCAGAGCCTCCTGCTGCTCCTCCTGCTGCAACTGCTGCTGCGTTAATCGCTGCTCCTGTTGCTACTACTGTAGCCACAACCATGTCTGTTGCTTCTTCTCTTTCTTCTTCAGTCATATCTGCACCGATACTTCCAAAGGCTGCTAAGGCTGCTCCTGGATCAGTGAAAACTGCTTCTAACAGTGCCCCTGGATCTTGAACCAATTCTACATTTGCAGCAACCTCTGCTGTAATAATTAATGCATTTCCATTTTCATCTGTACGAATTTCAATTGGTGTCTCTGCTGGAAGATCTGCATAAGATACTCCAGATGCCTGAACTTCTGCTGCAGAAATAGATTCTCCTGGCTTAAGATTTTCTATCAATGCTGCCACTACAATTTCTGTTTGTTCTTCAGTTAATTCTTTTCCGTCTTTAGCATCTGCAATTATTTCTTTTAATTCTTCTTCTTCTGCTTTTGCTTCTTCTTCAGCAGTCTTTTCTTCTTCTAATTCTTTTGCCTCTGCTTCTTCCGCAATTCTTTCTTCTTCTGCAAGTGCCTCAGCCTCTGCCTTTGCCTTTGCTTCTGCGATAGCCTCTTCTTCTGCTGCTATACGCTCAGCCTCTGCCTTTGCTTCTTCTGCAAGTCTTTCTTCTTCCGCTATGCGCTCTGCCTCTATGCGTTCAGCCTCTGCCTTTGCTTCTGCTTCTGCTTTTTCTTCTGCTTCTTTAAGTTCTGCTGCAATGCGATCTGCTTCTTCTTGGGCTTCTATCTCTGCTTGAATTCTTGCTGCTTCAATCTCTGCTGCTTCACGGTCAGCCTTTTCTTTTAGTTCCAATTCTGCTTTAATTCTTTCTGCTTCTTGTGCTGCTTGAAGTGCTGCAATTCTTTCAGCCTCTGCTTGGGCTGCTGCTGCTTGGGCTGCAATCAATGCTGCTGTTTCTGCCTGTATTCTTGCTGCTTCTGCTTGCTGTGCTGCTGCTTGTGCTGCAGTTGTTGCAGCAATTTCTGCTTCAGTTGGCCCAGTTGGTATTGTCACAGTTGTTGTTTCACTAGGCGCAGGCGTTGTTACAGTTGTTGTTTCTGTAGGAGTTGTAACCGTTGTAGTTTCGCTGGGTGTTGTTACAGTTGTTGTTTCGGGTGTTGGTGTTGGAATAGGTGATGGCTCTGGTGTAGGCGTTGTTGCAGTTGATGTTTCAGATGTTACAGTTGATGTTTCGCTAGGTGTAGGTTCTGGTGTAGGTGTAGGTTCTGGAGCAGGGGCTACATATGTAGAACCAGTAACAACATTTGAATTTGCAGAGTAAAGGGAGAAGGTATCGTTATCTGATCTAATATGAAATGACCATACTGTTCCTGCTGGCATAAGACCATCTAGCAAGGAATGGTCAATTGTAATTGTTGTATTTAAAGAATTTGGTCCGCCAACATTTCCAGTAGCAATTCCCCAGCCATTGCACCCAGTACAATTAAAACTAATTGCATATCTTTCTGGTTGTGTGTTACCAGTGTCGGGTGCTTCCCAGTTTAATATTGTTGAGGTTTCTCCACTAATAATAGTTAAATTTCTTGGAGGTCCTATTGTTTTTACTACTGGTGCTGATTGTGAAGTAAATGCTGATGCTGGAATAATATCCATAGATCCAGACTGATCCCAATGAAGGAATACATTTGCTCCCCCGCCATTTTCATAATACATTAATTCTATTGTTTTTGGAACACCTGCTGTAAATGATATTGGGTCACTAATAGTACCTCCACCGCCTTTATCACGCCAGTCATCTGCTACTAAGACTCCATCAATATACAGTCTTGTTCCATCGTCTGCTGTTGCTAAAAACGATATTTCTTGAGTAGAATCACTTCTAATTGACCCTGTAAAGCGCACAATAACATCCTCTGAAGGGCCACCTAAGACACTCCCAGAACCCCACTGAAAGTCAATGTTGGGTACATTAGTAGTGACGACTGGAGAGGCTCCCTGGGGTATGTAGGGAGAACCATTTTGTCCTAGTACATTATAGACCTGAGCAGTTAAACCTTCTGCTGCGTGGGCTTTATCAATTATTAAAAGCAGGGGAAATAGAGCAAGGGATAAGACCAATGCTACTCTCAATAACTTTTTAATACTTAACTCCTTATAGTCGTAGTGGTGATATGACTATTAAGGCTATTATATCATTTTTTAGGTACAAAAAAGAGGGCTAGCACTTGGCTAACCCCCTTAATTGTTGGACTAATTAAGCCTTAACCTTTTTTTGGATCTTTACGACCAAAGCGGTTAGTGCTGTGATTTGCTTCTTAAGTGAAGCAATTAGTGCAGATACATCTGCAGACAACTTAGCAACTGCATCAACTGCAGCCTGTGCCTGTACTGTAGCAGCATCTGCAGCCTTTGAAGCAGCAATCGCTGCATCTGTAGCAGCCTGGGCTGCCTTTGCTGCCTCTTCAGAAGCCTTTGTAGCAGCCTTTGTTGCTGCGTTAGAAACTTCTGCTGATGCTGTTACTACAACCTGTCCAGCAAGTGGAAGTGAAGTTCCACCTGTTGCTGAGATCTTAACAACGTTTTCAGCCAAAGGCATAAATACCTTGTATGACTTAGCAGTTGATGTATCTGTTGTAACTGATGTTGCAGTTAGTACATCAGATGATGATCCAAATGCATAGTTAGGAACAATTCCACCTGTAGCAAATAGGTTAGCGTGTGTCTTTCCAGATACTGGAAGACCTGCTGCATCAAGAACCTGAACTGTGATAGTTGCTGCTTCTCCTGGAAGATAAACTTCCTTATCAAATGACAACTTAACAGTTGCTGCAGTTCCCTCTACACGAGTAGAAACTGGAGCAGATGATACTGTACCTGACTTAACAGTTACAGCGACTCCGCCTGTCTTGACTCCTGTAAGAGTGAACACTGCTTCACCATTTACGATTGTTGCTGCAGTTCCTGAATCGGATACCACTGAAACATCGCTTGAGAAAGCATTGAGTGTTCCTGCTCCAACTGTTACTCCAGCAGCATCATATGCCACTGCCTTAATTGTTGAAGCATTTGATCCTGTTGCAATAACAGGCTTGACTGCTGTTGCTACGATAGATGCAATATCTCCGTAGAATGTTACCTTCTCAGTTGCAAGAACTGCACCTGTAAGGGTTGTAAGAGTAATTGTTGATACTCCTGCTGTACCGTCAGCAAATACACCAATGTAATTTCCTGTTGGAATAACTACTGAGCGACCAAGAGCAGTCATAGTTGTAGCATTTGTGCCATAACCAATCATACCTGTTCCTGAAACTGTTGCAAGAATTGACTCAGTTGCTGCTCCGCCTGCTGCATTCTTAGGTGTAACAACGATTACCGCTGCTGCATCTGCTGAAGTAGCCTTTGGTGCATAAACTGTGGCATCTGCTGTTGCAGTTGTTACTTCGCCAGAGTTAAGAATTGATGTTGTTGTTGCTGCAGAAGGTGTAACATCTGCTGCTTTAACTGTTACTGTCCACGCAACTGATGGACCTGTTGCTGGACGAGTTGTAAGAATACGTGCTTCGTATGTACCCGCAACTGTTGGTGCTACCAATGAAACTGTAAACTTTGCAGTTACATATCCTGGTGTTCCAACTGTTGAGTTAACATCTGCTGAAAGGCTTCCTGCTGCAATTGTAACTACAGAGGTTGTTGTTTCAAGCAATGAGAGTGTTGCACTCTTTGATGAGCCTGATGGCTGTGCAAAAATAGCAGATAGCACCGTTGCTGTGTCTGCTGCTGTTTCTGAAATAAATGACAATGTTACTACTGCTGTAGCAGTCTCACCTGCAGTGATTGTATCTGTAGCAGAGTCAATCGTTAGTGCTGGTGCAATTACAGCAGCACTTGTCGGAAGTGCTGACATAACGCCAAAGGACATTGCTGCAGCGAGTCCTAGGGCAATTTTCTTAAATGAATTCATCTTTCTCCTTGTTTGTTTTATTCCAGCCTTGGGGCTAGAAATGCTATATTAGATTGAATTTGTCTAAGAAATCACGAACATCGTCCGTCATTTGCTTAGGTTCTAATTCTACCATAGATCTACGTTTCTCTGCAAGTTGAGCAGAAGACGAAGACCAAGTGTGTACTTCAATGACTGTATTAGTAGTCTTTGGGGTATGTGATATTGCCCCAAATACTGATCCAGCCAAAGCATCTGCCAAGTCTTTAGATTTTTTTCTAGGGTGATCTACACGATTACCTTTCATTATCTTTAACTCAGACATTTCTTCTAGCAATATTGGGATCATAGGAATTGCTACACGCTCTTCGTATATCATCATTGCTAAATCTTCATAGTGTTTTTTTGCAACAGAAACTGTTTCAGTTCTTATTCCTACCGCTTGCAATTCATTCTGAATATCAAAAGACTGCCAACGGTCAAAAGAAACCATACCTATGTTAAAGCCTTCTCTGCGAAGGTTAATGATCCAGTTTTTAACATCAGATAAGTTTACAGGTCCTTCTGCTCTTGGCTCCCACCAAGCAACAGCATCTACTACTACCATTGGGGCCACTTGTTCATAGTCTTTAATTACCTGAATGTTTACCCACTTATCTACGTGAGAAATTGCAACTGCACACTTATCGTGCTTTTGTGCAAGGTCAGCGTGGATGTAATAAACTTTATCTGGGTCTGGTTTAAATGACTCATCAAACCTTCTAAACTGGTCTAGAGGATTTCTTAGTGTCATAACTTTTTCTAGTTTAGTTCTATCCTTAAAAAATGCATCTGATGCATACGTAGGCATACAGGCAAAGCGCATCATTGCATCTGCAAGGTCTGTGTAAAAAGCAATCTTAAAGTCATCAATCTTTCTCGTAGGGTTTACTTCCCAAGTTGGTTTTTTAAATGCTAACACCCTTGGAATTTTGTATGAAAGAATGGTGTCTTCATCCCAAGAAATTTCAAACCTATTCCCTGGATCTTCGTGTGGCAAATCTGGATTCATAATAAAAGTATGCTTGCGCTCAATGGTTTCTTTTTCAGCAATGACTGATTCATATCTTTGTGAAATAAAGTCACCTTGATAACGGGGGAATGATAGAAGAACTACCTTTCCAAGGTCAGGAAAACGGGAGTCTACCGTACCACGAAATGCTTTATAGATATTTTCAGCAGTCTTGCCCTGCTCATTTCCAGTTCCAACCTCTGATGCAAAGCCAGAGATCTCATCAAGGACTGCCATAAACAAGTTCAAACCTTCGTGTGATTCACGTTCTGAGTGGCCAGAATAAACAGTGACAGATTTATCAAAATCAATTGAATCTGCCTTAGCATTATACTTTCCAGCAAACCAGGGGGATCTTTCAATCTTAGACTTAAAACCTTTAAAGAAAACATTCTTAGCCTGTTGAGCGTTAATAGCCACGTTAATAATATCAATAGCATCTCCTGCTGGCTTGCCATAGTACACTGCTGGATCTTTAAGGCATAGTAGTTTATATACTGTATATGCACAGGCTACTGTTGATACGAAGTCTTTTCCAGATCCCTTGCCAAGTTGCAGAATGATTTCGTTCTTAGTGTACTTGTTAAAGTATGCTTCTCCAGAATCCCCCATAATATCTATAAGATCTTCTTTGCGATAAATCTGACTCATTGCCTCAACAATTTGATACTGAATATCTGAAAGTTGTGGCTGTCCAAGATAGTCTGGAGACTCAACAAATGTTTTTGCGTCAACAGGCTTTTCAATAAAATGATTTTCCTTTAGTACTTCAAGGAACTCATTGAACATCGTGGACAACTGTAATCACTTCCCCTTCTTTAGCAATAGCAGAAAGGCGTTGCATAATAATATCACGAACTTCTGGATGCTCAGAAGCAATATCTCTTAGGATCCCAACAAGAACTTCTTGACGGCGTTCAATCTCAACCATCTCTTCTGCAAGTTCTTTATTCTCAAGAAGACCCGCCTTTTGTAGCATATCAATTCTTTTAGACTCAATATCCATAACAAGTTTAATTGCTGCAGTTTTTGCACTAAGGTTATTAGTCATAGAGGCTTCATCAATAACTTCATAAGACTTTCCAATTAGCCTTGCATAGTGTGCATCCATTGCAGCAAGTGCTTCTTTTGCACGGGCACGAATAGCATCATTAGCAGAAGCCATGACCTTCCACTCATTAATTAAAGAGACAACACGAGTTCGTGGAATGTCTAGTTCTTTTGAAATAACTGTAGGGTCATTACCTTTTAAGTACTCACTGACAACAATGTTGACTTGATCAAGATGTTTTACTAGATCATCTTCAGTTGACATATTTTCCCTCTAGTCTATTAATTTCATCTTTGATATAGAAAATTGCTTTCTCTAAGTCTTGAATGGTTTTAGACTCATCCTTAAGTCCTGCTCTCCACAAATACTTAAAGGCATTACCAACATTAAAATTGCGATGGCGAGTAATCTGAATGCACTCAACACCAGATGGGTCGGTAGTGTAGTGTGCTGGATGGTTTACTTGATCTACCGTAATATTTAGATTGTCACTCATCTTCTTCATCCTCTTCCCATTCAAATGCTTCTGGCAAACCTTTTAACGCTGTTATGACATAGGTTAGTCCTACTGCTCCAGCAATACCCAAACCAATAACTATTTTTTGCATTTTATTCATCGTCTTGACTTCCTTAGTCCGAATTTAGCAAGGTATACATAAATAGTTTCTATGCTTGCCCCACATTCTTTTGCAATTTCTTCTGGAGATTTCTTATCTACAAGGTATCTTTTGCGAAGCCAAACTTCGTTTGTGTATAATTTAGCCATCAAAAAACTCCGAATCAAATTTCCACTTCATTACTTTTGGACCTGTGTAGATCATCTCATACATTTTTGAATTAAAGTCTTCTGACAACATCTCAAACATACGTGGCGATACCTCTTCTAACTTGTCCGTAATAGAGTATAGCATTTCTCCAGTATCACCGTCAATACCGTCCATTTCAATAGCCCCCATCAACAACAGGTGCTCTAGAAAAGCAGCCTTTTTAACATCGCTATTCATTGCCAATAGCCTTTGCCCAGTTCTTTATAGCCCAATGCCCAATACCGCAAGCATCAGCAACATCGTTATCAGTAATAACCCTATCATACTGAAGATTAATAAAGTTTATAGTTCTTTGTTTTCTTAATTCTCTTTCATTAGCCTTATGCCAAGCCTCTGACTTATCTGGATTTTTAGATCTTAAAAAAAGTTTTTCATCTTTAGAAATCTTTTTATTGCCAATAAAGTTTTGCCATGTGATTGGAGAAACTTTTCCAATAGTATTGATTCCAGACTGACCTGCTGCACCCAACAAAGCACCCTGTACTAATGCAAGGTCTGCAGCAGTTTTTGGGCTATTCATAAACACTGTATGCTCAATAACAATAGCATCTACATTTATAATATGATCAAACATTCCCTTAGATTTTTTACCAGCATCAATAACTTTCTCATAAATATCTTTACCATCAAAGTTAATCTTACCAACTTCTTTAAGTTGTCCATCATGGAATGTTGCGTAGGCAAGACTTTTAGTGCTAGCATCAATAGCACAGATACGTTCTGGAAGTAACTCTAGTCCCCATTTATTCTTGCTCATACTCAATAAATCCCTTCAATTCTTTAATCATCTTTGCTACTTCTTTTTCACTTATATTACAATTAGAGCAGAATCCAGACTCATTATATATTGATAAAGAAACTCCGCATCCACCAAGGCACTTTCTTATCTTACCAATTCGTCTTTGACTTCGTGTTAGATGATATCTTTCGGCAATCTTTTCTCTTGTAGCCTCATCTCTACAAGTATTACCGCAATATATCTGATAACTTACTTTAGGATCAAAGTAGGCATCGCATCTACTACATAGTTTCAACTAACTTCTCCATTGATTTAATTTTAACTACGCCTTCTCCAGCATCTGAACAAGCCTTTTGAATTGGACATGTCTTGCAAATTTTAGAATTAGATCGGTAGTTTTTAGTAGGAAGAGTTCTGGCTTCCCAGGCTTTGCGAACTTCACGCATCCATTGAAATGCGTTATCAATCCATTCACGATAGTTATCATCTACCTCAACTGGCAGAATAAGTAGTTCATGGTTATTTTTGTTTTCATAAATAAGAACACCCTTTTTCTTACCAAGGATTTTCATATAGATAAGCAACTGAATTAAGTGACCAGTCTTTGGCTTCATAGAGTTTTTGCGATACTCAAAACCTTCGTTAAGCATTGTCTTGATTTCGCCAACAATCTCTTCGCCTTCCCAATCAAGCATAACATCACCATATCCAAAGATAGGTGGATCATCATGACGAATTTTAAATTCAGTAGTCTCTTCATTATTGTCATCACGATAAATCTTAACAATGCCAGCATTCATCATAGCGTTTTGAATTCTTGCGTGAGACAAGGTTCCAGCAGTCATGTTTGCTGCTCCGTAAGCATCTGCATTATCTTCAAACATCTGACCGTCAAATGCTAGATACCAATACCTAGGGCACTCTCCGTGTGAGTATGCAATTGTAGACGGGGCAAAAGTTTTCTTTTGTGTTTGCTTTGGTCCACGATTAATAATATACCCATGCTTAATTTTTTCAATTAAAGCATCACTATCAAGAATATTATTCTTTTTCATTGCAGGTTTAAGCATTACAGATTGTAGTAAATTCTTAGTCATATTCATCCTTTGTTTATATAAGTATACCAGGTTAGCGCATTATGTATTTTAATGCTGAGACCAAGTTGTTTACTGCTTCTGCTGCTGTGTAATAAATGTTTTTCTTTGCCCGATTATTCTTGTCAACATTTGCCATCCAAGTAGCCTTTAACGCTAACTTTCCTGCAATTGCCTGAAGTCTAACAATCTCAATTGCTGCCACTGGCATAGGAATGTCTGGCTTAATGATTAACTTAGCAATCATCGTAAGTGCTATAGTTAACTCTTCGTCTTCCATAAATTCAGCAATCTCTGCCAAACCATTAACCATATCTAGTGTTGTTTGTCCTGTACCTTCTGTCATTTTATTCTCCTTCTACTAACTGTTCTAACATATCTAGTTCAATTATAGCAAGTCTAACTTTCTGTGTCCCCTCGCCAAGAACAATGATCAAGGCTGGATCCATACTCTTTTTAAGTGCATCAGTAACAGCCTTAGCCCACACATCTTGATTCAAAGTAAAAGACTTTGAGCACTCTTTAAAATCAACAACAAAGTTATGCCAAGAAGCATCCCCCTTTGTATTATTTCTTCCAGAGTTTTTATGCTGTTTAGCACCTATACGTTTAGATTCAGAACGCTCACTCATATTAAAAGTCTGCTTTCTTCTTTTTTTGTGGCATAAGTTCTACCTTTGATACGTGTTTCTTACTACACATCCAAGTAGCATCACCTGAACTAATCCAAAGCCTTAGAGATGTAACCTCTTCTTGACATTTCTTGCAGGGAAACTTGCCTTCAAATACCTTAAATTCTTTTTCAGCCATCTGAAAGTTTTTTCTTTAATGACTCTTGTAATTCAAGATCTTCTTTAACACGATTAATAAATCCGTCTCTACCCTGTACTTTTGTTCCATCATCAAGTTGATACCAAGCACCAGTTCTGTTTACAAGTCCCGATGCTTCTGCCGTATCTACAAGATCTCCAATAGAGTCAATTCCAATTTCATCTCCTCTAAAATAAAAGTCATACTCGCCTGACTGAAATCCTGGAGAAGTTTTAGAGAACTGCAGTTCCCAACGAATCTTTCTACCAATCTTTTCTTCAATCAACTTATCACCAATCTTTATCTTACCTTTAATGGCTTGATTGTCAGACTCTGATGAGAACAGTTTAATGACTGTTGACGAGTAAAATTTTGTAGCCTGCCCACCTGTTGGTTGCTGACTTGTATACATTGCATTAATGTTATTGCGTGATTGAGAAATCAATACAAATAGTGTTGGCTTAACCTTATTATTAGCGTAGTTAATCATCTTCCAAGCATTACTAAAGTCACGAGACTCAGCACCAATCTGCTTTGTATTCTCTAGTTGCTTTAGTTCATCTGAATCTTTTTCAAAGTAAATTGCAGGGAGTAGAGAAGTAATTGAATCAATAACTACAATATCAACACCAGCATTGATAAGATTTGTCCCTACGTCCACCATTTCATTAATTGTACGTGCCTGAGAGTAAATAAGTTTAGATGAGTCTACCCCAAGGCGTTCTGCCCAAACCTTATCGTATGACATTTCTGCATCAATCCAAGCACAAACCTTACCTTCCTTCTGTGCTAGACCTATCATCTGAAGGCATAGAGAGGACTTTGCAGAGGACTTTGATCCCCAAACCAGTACCTGTCTGCCATAAGGCAGTCCACCTGCCAGAGCACGGTTTAAACCAAAACTAGGTGTGGCTGCATATTCTGTTGGAGGTACTGAGTCTCCAACCATAATAGTCTTACGCAACTTAGGGTTAAGTTGTGCTAGTACTTCTTCCATTGTTACTGACATTAAAATCGTACCCCGTGTTTTTCTGGTCTAGTTTTATTAAAGTCGACCTTTTCTTTGAGTGCTTGATCAAGTGATAATCTAGTATAGCCTGCTTCAACCATTCCTGCATATAGATCAAGTGTCCTAATAATAATATCTGCAAACTCTTTAGTGATCTCTTCTTCGCCTTTATCTTTACGTACTGCTTCCATTACCTCAGTAACTTCTGACACAATCATCATACATTGTTTAGCAATAAATATATCATTTATAGCGTCGTGATCTTCTGGACTTCCCCAAAAACCTTTTTCAACTGCATTCTTGTGTAGTTCTATTGCCATATCGTCAAGCATTTATATCCTCCAGTGTTATTGTTCCATCTTTTGTTTTTCCAAAACTAAACTTGTATGCCTTGCCTTCTTCAAGTTTCATATAGGCTTTTGCAAATGCCGTAGGGAATACTGTAATAGGGTGTAGGTCTCTTCCAGTATCTGCAAGGGTTAGTGTTGCCATCTTCTTACCAGCCTTTGTGACTCTTGGCTTAAAAGAAACAACAAACATTTCTTCATCCGAATAGGGCAATTGCTTATAACTTAAAAACTTTACAAGGGCATTGTCTGAACCCTTGATCTCATCAACTGGTATTGCAGAAACAATTCTATTATCTGTTGCAAGAAGCAAATATGTTTTTCCAGTTTCAATTGTTGTCTGCTCTTCATCAAATATGCCGATGCTACCAGTCTTATCAAGAACTTCAACTCTTGACCAACCAGTACCACGCTTAATGGCTTTGACCATACCCAGAAGTATAAAGGATCCTTTTTCTTCAAAACTTTCTGTATCACTAATAAATGCATAGTAGTGTGATGGAATTGTAATGTTGAATTCTGGAAGGTTTAGATATTCATAAAGATGCTCTTTAATCTCATCATCATTGCGTGGATGATCAGAGAACGTTGCTGCGCCAATGACTCTTAGCGCTTGTAAGGCACGAGAGTTTACTCCGTTACCTTTGGTAAATGTAAACTCTTCAAGTTCTTTGTATGAACTAAATGGTCGTGCAGATATGTATCTTTCTGCAATCGTGTCAGATATGAACTTGATAGCACTGAGTCCAAACCGAATACCCTTACCCTCAATTTTAAAATCTTTATCCGAATCGTTAATGTGAGGTAACTTAATACTAATGCCCATTCTTTTTGCCTCAATAAGATACTCAGTTCTTCCATCTTTATCCTTTTCATTTTTAAGAAGAGCAAACATAAACTCTAGTGGGTAGTGGTATTTGAGCCACGCTGTCCAATACGAGAGAGTACTGTAAGCAACGGCATGCGATTTGTTGAACGAATACCCAGCATGCGCTTCAAAATCATGCCAAAGATCCAAAGCATCATTAGGGGCGATATGCTTACTAGCACCACTAATGAAACGATCTTGGAACTCATTAAACTCTTTAGCATCTTTTTTCTTGCCGATGATCTTTCTAACTTTATCTGCTTCCGACATGGACATACCGCCAAGTTGTACGCATGCTTGCATAACTTGTTCCTGGTAAAGAATGCAGCCATAAGTATCCTCCGTAAATGGTTTTAGAATTTGGTGAAGATAGTTAATATTTTGACGACCATGCTTACGGTCAATATAGTCTTTACCAATTGTGTTTGCAGCACCTGGGCGAACCAAAGCATTTGATGCAGCAAGTTCATCAAGGTTCTTTACTCCCATTTTAATTAAAAGGTTTGTATATGGTGTTGCTTCACACTGGAATACACCCTTGGTGTATCCACTAGAAAGCATTTCATAAACATCTTTATCATCCATATTAATTGAAAGCAAATCAATATCCACATAATGATTTTCTTTAACCATATCAATAGTATCTTTAAGTACACTAAGAGTCTTAAGACCCAGAGCATCAATCTTGATTAAGCCAATTCGTTCAGCCTCTTCCATATCCACACCAACAACAGGAATGCGTTCATCACTACCAGTAGCAGATCTTGTTTCCATTGGGGCGTGTCTAAATATTGGTTCCTTTGCAGTAACTACACCTGCAGCATGAATGCCAGTGCCACGGATACGGCCACGAAGTTGTTCTCCATAGATTTCTACTTCTGGATACTTCTCACGAAACTCTCGTGTTGATTTTGAACTACAGAAGTCATCCCAAGTATCTACGGTCTTTAACACTTTATTTACATCAGATAGTGGAATATTTAGTACTCGTGAAACGTCACGAACAATACCCTTTCCTGTAAACTCTAAAAATGTAGCGATTGATGCTACGTGTCGGTATTGTCTAACTAAGTAGTCTTTTACTTCTTCACGACGAGTATCTTGAATATCTGTATCAATATCAGGGAAGTCATTACGATCTGGATTAATAAAACGAAAGAATAGAAGTCCGTGTTTAATTGGATCAATGTCTGTAATGCCAAGGGTATAACATACAAGAGATCCTGCTGACGAACCACGGCCAGGGCCTACAAGAATTCCCTCTTTCTTTGCCCAACCAATCATATTTTGAACTACAAGAAAGTAAGGACCAAAGTTTTTGTTTTTAATAATCTCTAACTCTTCATCAAGACGATCTAGGTATTCCTTGTTACCTTCTAAGCCACGAGTCTTCAAGCCTTCTAAAGCAAGTGTTTTAAGTTCTTTATCTGGACTCTTATACTGTACTGGAAGTAAGTTTAGTCCATCTTTAATGTCATAGTCTTCTACTTTGTCTGCAATGCTAATAGAGTTTATATACATATCTTCTCTTACTATACCCTGGGATTCCATGGCTACCTTCATCTCATCATACGAAAGAAGGTGAATGTCAAACTTGTTAAATGACATTTGTCTATCTTCGCCGTACAGATAATCAAGACGCTTTAGCATTCCATCTTGCTTTTTTGACTTTTCATAAGTAGTATCTTTTTGTACCTTGGCGTGAGAGTTCATTAATAGTTTAAACTCTTGAATTTCTTTTTGTGACTCGTCAACATGGTGACAGTCTGGAGTAACAACAGTCTGAATCTTAAACTCATCTGCCAAGTCAGCAAGTTGCTTGTTTACTTCTGCACCATTGTGTGGCATTAACTCCATATAGAAGTCATCTTTAAACACTCTCTTGAACCACTCAATATGCTTCTTTGCTTGAGCATACTCTCCATGCTCTAATGCTTTTGCAATGATACCGCTCAAACATCCAGACAAAACAATAATACCTTCTGAGTACTTTTCAAGAACTTCAAAGTCAAAGCGTGGCTTATTAAAATATCCTTCAGTCCAAGCGATCTCATTAATCTTGTTTAGATTCTCTAAACCAAGTTGGTTCTTAGCGAGAAGGATAATGTGATTATAGACCATATCAGTTGGCTCAGTGCGTTCTGCCTTTGCCCTCTTATCAAATCTATCAGCACAGAAATATCCTTCTACGCCAAGTATAGGCTTAATACCCTTTTCTTTAGCCATGCGATACATCTCACGATGACCAGATAACGTACCGTGGTCTGTGATTGCGATTGCATTCATGCCTAAAGCACTAGCACGGTCAACATACTCTTGTGGAGTTGCTACGCCGTCAAATAGTGAGTAGTGAGTATGTACGTGTAAGCCTACGTAACTCATCTATTACCAGTCTGTGTTTGTTGCAGAAGTGGTAGTTGGGCCATCAAAGCCCAAATAGAATGCTTCTTGTTCAGCATATGGAATATTGCGAAGAGCAAGTTCCAATGGAAACGGTTCAGTTCCAGACCAATCAAATGGTTCTTTGTCTGGTGCTGATGGAATAAGTGTGTAAGATGTTTCAGTTCCCTGACCATTACGCTTTACTTTCCAGACAAGGTTTGAAATACTTCCTGTCTCAAGAGCATACTCACGAATTGTATTGAAAGCAGATTGCTTGCTTACACCCATTGACCAAATAGCAACATATGGCTTTTCAATTCCATCGTCTACTAGTACGTTGCAGTAGAAGCGAAGACGGCCTCTCCAGCCAGCCTTTGGATCCTTGCGGTGCATTTCTTCTGCCCAGTCACGGCCTTCTGATTCCATTGTGTCTACAGCCTTACGCTTGTAGTCTTTTGGATTTGTGTGTTCCTTAACAACTAGTGCAAGACCACGACCTTCACTGTAATTGGCTGAATCTTCATCTAGTTCTTCAATAAAGCGAATCTTTACTGATTGACCATCGGCAAGTTTTAGCCACTTTACCTTTGGTGAGTTTTCGTCATACTTTGGCTTGTCAAGCAGGGCATTAATATTTTTGAGTCCCTTTACTACGCTCATATCTTTCTCCTTTGTGTTGTTATATTAGTTTAGCATAGACGATATAGATTTGTCAAACTGGAATTCAATACCCCTGATTGCTTCATCATCCATATCGCCAATGTCTTTGTATTTTTTATCTATGTTGACTACGCTGACTAGAGATCCAAGTTTTTCAATTAACTTGTCTTTCATAATATTGCCAGCCTCATCGTTGTCTGCAACAAGTACAACATTGTTAAAGTACTTTTCTAACAGTTTCATTTGAGATGCAGAAACGTTAGCGCCCAGCGTTGCAACTGCTGGGAAACCTACTTGGTCTAAGCGGATAGCATCAAATGATGACTCCACTACATATATAATACTAGAAGTCTTTACTCTATGCAAGTTAAAAAGAATTTTGCTTTTTGGTAATCCTGGAGTATTCTTGAACTCTTTGCCCTCAACAGACCTACCAACAAATCCAATTGTCATGCCATCTGGAGAGTGAACAGGTATCGTCACCATATCTTGTTTTTCTGAGTATCCTAAAGAAAACTTTTTTACTGAGTCTTCTGTAATATATCTTCCAGCGTAATACCTCATTGCCTTTGGAGACTCTAATGCCTGATTATTAAGGCGCTTAATCAATACCTCATCATACTGAACAAAGTCAGGTGCTGCGTACATTGTCTTGTTTACAACGGACTCAATATTTGTTTCTGTTTCTTTGCTTTTAATATAGCGAGCAGTTTCAAAATAAGATCTTCCAGTTGTAAACATAATAAATTCTTCTAGGTTTTTTGTAGTTTGACAACCAAAGCAAAAAAACAGACCACTATCTTTTGCAACTTCTCCAGCAGGGGTTCTGCTATTGTTGTGATATGGACAATAAATAATAAAGTCATTGCCAAACTCTGCTTCAATCTCAATACCAGAGCCGTTTAGTACACGACGTATTTGTTCCTCACTGTAAAGATTATTTGCCATCTTCAAAATCCTTATAACGATAGTAGCCCTTATCAAAGTCTACTTGAACCAAGAAATCACCCATAAACCCATTACGATTCTTTCTGAATACACACTCAATTACATCGCTGTTAACTCCACGACCAAGTGCAAGCAACCAGTCAGCATCATAGGATATCTGCCTTGACCAAGCAGTTTGACCAAGTGTAGGTGGTGTGCTCAAGTCTTTTACATCATCTGGAGTTGCAGATGAGATAGCAATGATAGGAACTTCTTCACTAATAGACATTAGTTTAAGTTCTCGTGAAAGGTTCTTCATCTTTACCGTTTCATTATCAGCACGTTGATTAGGACTCATTAGTTGAAGATAATCAACAACAACAAAATCTGGTCTATACTGATCAATCTTTCCACGAATAACGGAAGGAGTTACCTCTCCACCAGAGTCATTAGAGATGATATGAAACTCTGGACGGCCAGCAACCTTGTTAGCGTGCCACTTACGAAGCATATCAATTTCTACTTCACCATTAGATAACTTGCGGTGTGACCAAAGACCCTCACCCATAATTGCAAATACACGGTTGCGAACTTCTGTCTCACTCATTTCAAGAGAAATAATCATTGGAGATTTTCCTTGTTTCCAAGCCTGCACTGCAAAATATAGTGCCATCCAAGATTTACCAATGCCTGGATAAGCAAGGAATACGCCAAGTTGCCCTGGCATAATTCCAGCAGGAAGGTAGTTATCAAATCCTGGCAAGCCAGTTTTAATTCCTATAGTGCCAAGTTCATTTTGCTTTTGCACTCTTTCATAATATGCAACAGCATCTTCAAGATCGGTAGCATCAATGTCACGGATTGCAGCAGTATTCTTTTTTAATTCTGAAGTCTTGGTAATAAGGTGCTCAAGTGCTTCTGTTCCATTACCAGTCTGAACATCTCCAGCAGCACTGCGAAGAATATCCTTTAGGCTATCGTTAAGGTATTCTGTTTGAAGTTCTGATAGATGATGCTTTGTTGATCCCACTCCAGCAACTGGCTCAAAGTCACGAAACTTTTCTCTAACTAGGTCTGATGGTGGAAGGGCCTGATTGTTTTCAGAATATAAACGAATAAAGTTCCAGATATCATTATGTGTACGTAGCATAGTTTCAACATTAGCCTGAAGCAATACGTGTATTTGTTTATCTTCTAATACTGCGGTAATTACTTTTGCCTCTGTATTATTCACTTAGCCACTCCTTAGCCATTCGTCTGCGCTCTGCTCTGTCTATTCTGTCTTGCTCTACTTCTGCTTTACCATTTATAATTTTTTCTGTGTTATATGCAAAATAATTCCAACTAGGATCTTGTGCAATAGAAAAATAATATTCTAAAACATCATAGCATTGACTAATGCCATAGGACTCAATGAGTGCATCAGCAGCCCACTGTTCCACATTTAAATTCATGTTGGACTTTTGCTCATATCTTTGAACATAAAACTTGTTAAATCTACTGAGCAAAGCCATTCGGTCTTTGCGGTCAGCCATTATGCTTCGGCAGCCTCTTCTTGTGCCTCACGGATCTTGTCTGTCAACTTGTCCTCTACGAACTTATAGACACGCTCAAAAGCCTGATCTGTATTTTCACCATCACGCTTGCTATCTACAACTCCAAGGTCAAGTCGTAGTGATTGAAAGTTACCCAGGTTAAGTGTGTAGCCCAGAGTAACTGATACCTTTGTTGAATCGTTTTCCATTATCCACCCATTTCATTTTAAATGGACTCACTCCACACTGGAATAAATCGTCCATCTTCTGTCTTCGTATATGTAAGTATACCGTCTCCCATACGCCGTGTCAATTCTTGGCTTGTCGGAGTCATGTTATTTGTTATTAATTTGTCTTTTCTTGGTTGCCCAATATGTATACTTGCAAGTATAGCACGAATCTCTTTGACGTGCGATTCTGAATAATACGCTCTTGTTTGCCAAGATCTTTCTCCATTTAAACTAGCACCAATCGGTGGAGGAATAACTCCTCGTTTAATTAAACTTGGAATATACTTTCTATGCCTATTGACAAGAATAGCAGTCTCTGATACACTGTAGGCTCTCTCTCTTTGTTTTTTAAAATCAATAAGCATACAGGATTCTAATCTATCTTTTGTTATGTTGTATACAGTTACTAATCCTGTTGATCTTGAAGAGTGATGAACCTTTATCAAGTCCCCATTTAAAAACCATACTTTAACTTTACCCTTAATTACAGGTTCGTTATTGTATGCTTCGCTCTGGATTTTTCGTTTAGAAGTATCCATGCGCCTTCCTTACTTTCGTTTGGTGGATGGAAAAATATTCTTGACCCACAATGAATACAGTAAGTTTCAACATGATCAATACTAGAGTATTGTCTGTCAACAAACATCCTACCTTTGCATTTTTTGCAAGAAATCAATTTATTTTCCTTAATGTTAGTTTGGTATGCCAATAACAATAAGGTTAACACCAACAGTAAGATCGCCAGCGGCATTAAATCTTACAATTCCATCTACCCTTGTTGTTGTAACACTTGTTAGTGTTACTGTTACGTTTTGTCCCGCTGGAGTTCCACCTTTATTAATTGGTGTTGCAGTAACTACTGGAGCATATTTAAAGTCGCTATATGGAAAAGAAAAAGAAACTTCTGAAGAAGCAGTAACCGTCTTGTTATTTGCTACGTCTACAAATCCACCAACAAACTTTGCATCTGATGTTTTTACACTTTGTGGGCCAGCAGTTCCTGCGTCTACGGTTGTAGATTTATAGGTTGCTGAGGATACCTGTGCAGAAAGGTCATTAATTGCCTTAGTTAGTTCGTAGATGTATGTAACATCTATTGGTTGCCCTCTTTCGGGTAGTGGTATTTTTGCCATTATATCTCCATTATATCATTAGACCGTATGCATTGCTGGATTATAAACACGCAGTGTTGTATATTCCCTTGTTACTGGTTCTCCTATTAAGTATACCTCAACTGTTACTCTATTTGGAACATCTTCTTCATCTACCCCGTCAATAAAAAAGGTATCTGGAACAACAAGAGTGGTACTATTTGTTGATATTCTTTCTACATAGTTCCAATCGCCTAGACCAGCAGACTTGCTCCATTTAACAAAAATATCATAATCTTTTGCTTGACGAATAACATTTGCTCCAATTTTAACTGTTACAGAATCCCATGCTATACGGACTACACCATCAGAAGAAGATACATTTATTTTTCCAGGAACATAGGTATAGTTTGGATCAACAGTATAAACAGAAGACCATGCAGACACTCTGTTTTTATCTTCAGATATAAGTCTATACCTAACACTATATGTTCCATTAATGCTATTGATAGGTGGCAAGTTTTCTTTTAAAACTTTTGCCTTTTTAATTACCTCAGACACTATGTGACACCTATGGAAAATCTAAACTCAACATAATTGCTTGTGTTAGGTGATTTAATAATTGATTCTGATGTAGGATTTTGAATAACTGAGTACCCAGTAAGACCGTACAGAACGTTTGTAGTTCCAACATTTTCTAGTCTCATTGCGTCAAGAGCAATATAGTAATCATCTGAAACTACTCCGCCATCAATGGCAGTAACATAAATCTTAGCAACAGTAACGGCATTCCATGTAAAGTTAGCACTTGTATATAGTTGTTGAAGTTGTTTTGAAATAACTACATATCTATTTTCATCTAGATCGTACTCACCAGCACCAGTTCCATTTACTATTTCTGCTTCAAACCTAGCATATTCTCCAGATCCATCATCAGTTGATGCAAAGTCTACAAGAATTCTGACTGTGTCTGGTGCAAGAGCAGAGTCTCCGTCTTTATTAATAACAGAAAATGCTAACCTAAGTTCATCTATTGGAGAGTTTTGAGAAAAGTTTACGCTTGGGCTAGTGTAGTGTATGTGGTTAGATCCTGCACCAATGACAAAGTGTCCACCACTAACTGTCAACGTTGCATCATCACCACGCATAAGTATTACGTTATTTAAAAATCTACATCTTTCATATCTATTTGCTCTTGAGGTTTTATAAAAAATTGAATTATCTGCATTTGTTTGAAAAACTTTAAGCCCCGTTGAAATTATGTTATCATCATCATCATCTAGTGCTTCAGGTATTGGTGTAATTGCTGTTGCTGAAGATGATGTATGATAGTTCCAATTTTCTGAACCAGAGAAAGAAAACACTGTTTTGCTATCATATGATCCTGCAGAAGGATTTGAATTTGCAGAAAAAATTCCAACTTCTGTTATTTCATATCTTTCTTCTGCTGGAAGTTCTGCAGAAAAAACAATTTTATCTAATCCACCCTCACTCACAAACCCTCTAGAAGATATTGGTATTCTTAGCATTTCAAAATCAAGGCTTTTTTTATTAGAATAATCTCCAAGAACATCTGTAGTGTCAAGAGGTTTAGGGCCACAGCCAATAGCCACATATGAAGCATAGGCTGGAGCCTGGCCAAGTAGGTATTTTCCAATTATAGACTTACCCTTATCAGTTATCAAGACACTCCCTCATTAAATTCTGTTTCATATATTGTACCACTTCTGGCTATCTGAATTTCTACCTGTTCGTCTGCTTCAAGATTAACAGACTCAACGACCAGGTCTCCAGTTACTGTATCTATATACACATAATCTCCTGCAGTTCCTTGTCCTACTTGGGGAATTTTATCGTCAAGTTTGATGGGAAAGTTTGCAAAGTACTTGTCCGATGTTGCCTGAAGACTAACAATATTATTAGGATTGTACTGTTGCTCTATGGATGAAAGATTTTTAATTGGTTGATAACTAATCTTTTGTCCATTAACAGTGTCACGTCTTGCAATGTTAATTAACTCTTGTCCCCCAATATTTTCAAAAATTAAATCTGCCATAAGGTCTACAGGGACTGCTCCATCATCAAACAAGATAATGTCTTTTGTAGCACTCTTAACCTGCGTGGTGCTACTTGAAGAAACAAAAGAAATGCCTATTGATGCTGGTGTGGCAGGGGTAGCAGACACAGATGAACCTGTATTATTTTGTACGGCCATCCTACACCTCACTCAAGTATATTGTCATATTTGGTCCATCTAGATTTCTTGTATACTCAATATTATACACGACAAATCTAGTTGAGGGTGTAGAAATAATGTCAAGATTATTGCTATCCTTATAATTAATTGTAACTATGTCTCCTAGTTGAAGTGTTGGTATGCTAAAGATGTTTACACCAACAGATCTTTTTGGTGTCATCAGTTTATCAATTATCCATCCCATCAGACTATTAGCAGAATCTTGAGTCTGAATGTATTGAGCATCAATTGAAAATTCGTTATTTCCATAAATCATTCTACTTTGTTTTATTTTATTATATATTTCTGCTTCAACATATGGAGATGTTAAGACTGTTGTTCCTTGCATTTCTGGGTCAGATAGGATAGATCTTTTATTAAAGTATTCGTCAACAGTTAGTTCATGGGTAGTATCCTGTGTAAATGTGATGCCTTGAATTCTAAGATAGTTTCCACTTGTGTCATCAAGAACAATTGCTTTATCTGTAGCATTAAATACGAGAAACTCAGCACCATATGAATCTGCATAGAAACCAGAAGTGGTGTAGCCCTTGATACGATTAAAGGTTGGGGACAGTTGTGCATACAATGCTGGGTAAGCACGATCATATTTGATATCAAAATACGCACACTCTCTCATGATAGTTCCAAATTCATCAAAATACATATTATACTTTGGTGGCTGCTGTGCGCTTACACCTGAAAGGTAAGTGGACTGTACAAAGCCACTCATTGCATACTTTCTGAATGATTCATTAATATCTATTGCATCATCTAGAAATGTTTTAGATACGGTATCAACTGCTGTGGCAACTGTATTTTGAGAATAGTTGTCCGCTAAAGCATAAATATTTTCAAACATAACTCTAGAAGATCCACGAGTAAATAGTGCCATATTGTTGTATATTGGCAGTGGGTCTACATCATCAACAATTTTAACTAGATTGTTATTTATATATAAATAAAATCTTCTAGTTTTACCAATGTCTTTATATTCAACAGAAAGGTCATATACTGTTGGAGTTTCTTCAGTTGTCATTCTGTATTGTCCCGTAAAACTACCATCGTCAACTGTAATTTTTGAAAGGCCTCCCCAAAGTTTTACAGGAATAGCGTCTGAGTTTGCATTATCTTTTTTAATTTTATAAAACAAAACATTATGGATTACAACATCTTCAGAACCGTCTCCGTTTGTTTGAAGATAAGACTCAACATTGCTTTCTGTTAATGCAACGATTTCAAAATAGTATCCATTGTTTGTGTCTGGATTGAGCATAACGCCAAGACCGCCAGAGCCACCACCGATGCTGACGGTCTGATCAGTGAGTGAACCAGTTACCTGGTAATAAGAACTACTTCCTGTTGGTGTCTGGCCTCTTGTTTGGTTATTTTCAATCTTTCCAATTATCCGCATTCTTGTTCCAAAATGCTTGTATGCATTATCTAGTGGTTTATATACATAAGAAATAAAGTCAGTTGGCTTTTCTGTAGTGGCAAACGATGGTCCATTCATAACAAGTGCAGATGATTGAATAGTTCCAGTTCTTGTTTGGCTAAAAGAGTTTACGTCTGTTTCTGTTTTTCCACTTATAGACATAAAGTTTCTTATAATGCTATTTCTTGTTGTTTGCTTTGCACGTGCATTATCAATACCAGCGCCACCTACTGCTGTAGTTGGAGTTGTTGGCGATGGATCTGTTGTAAATAAGTATTGAGACTTCATGGTGCATCCACGAACGTTATCATTGTTTGACCAATAAGAACTAATTCCAGCAGTATGTGAAGTAGCCTGTGTGCCAAACTGTGCACGACCATGCTCAACTACAGCGCCATTTTTCATTCTTGTGTTACCGTTTATTGTTTCATAATAAGGAACAGTATAAATTCTTATTCTTCCTGTTGGATATATCTTTCCATTAAAAGGTATAACTGAAAAATATTTTTGATACTCTTCATTGCTGCTAATCCAAACATTACTAGAACCTTGCCTGTGATTAAACTTCCATTCTTGGATAGTTTTATCTGCTGCCTCTTGAGTAATTGACTTTGCCTTAACCTGTGCCTCAAGGGTAGAGATAACTGATGCAGGAGCAAGGTTTCCAGGATCTACAAAATATTGTCTTGCATAGTCTATTGTTCCGTCTGACTTAATGTCATACCAAAGTCCAATTGTAACGCTAAACTCAGCAGCATCGTATTTAATAACTTCTGCATTGGAGTATAAGTATCCACTATATCTTGTAAGCCAATAAACGTTTTCTCCTAGATCAATAATATTATTTATTATTTGATTGCCAACAACCGTGGGGATAGCGCTAGTAACATCTGATGCAATTGGCATAGCGCCTAATACATAACTACCCTGAGTGCTTGCAACTTCGTTTATGGTTTTTGTATTTTCAGTTCCAGATACTTCCCATAGCAGTGCAGGTTTATATATCCATGTTTTTTCTTGATCTACTAAACTTGCTTGGCGGATTGAACCATAGGATCTTTGAATATATCTAGTTGTATAATTAATTTTCCCAGCATTAAAAACTTTCTTGTCTTCAGATGATATAGAAATAATGTTGGGAAGAGTTCCAGATGTAGCATTTTCAGTTACACCTGTGTCTGACTGATTGTTTGATCCAGAAAGAACAAAGGTGCTTGGTCTTTGTGTTTCTAAAGGCATCAAGTAGTCTTTGCTCATTACTACAAAGTTATTGCTCTCGTCAAAGAACATTGCACTTTGTGTTGATACTGCTAACTGATTTAAAACTTCTGCAACATTTTGATCTGGAGCAATAAAGAAATATGGTATTACTGGATCTTTTTCTCCAGGCACTCTTAGGAATGTATAGTTAGTAAACCCAATATAGTCAAGCAATAAGGTAATCGCATAACTAAGTGAAGCCTCAGTAACAAGCATTCTTGGTGCTGGCATTGATTCAAAAAAGAAGTACAGATCTCTTAGCGAAAGTGACAATGTTCCAGAACTGCGATCTACTTGTGGAAAACCTTCTGAATATAAAGTTTTAATTGGGACAAAGTAATCAAAGTCTCCAACATTTATTATCTTTTCATAAAAATTAAATTTAATATTTTTTCTTAAATATTTAGATATGATACTTGTTGTATTGTTTGGATTAAATGCTTGGTCATCATCAAATAAAGATATATCTCCTGATGAAGCAAGCAATTGCCCTACTGGTAGAGACGTTGCCCCAAGATCTGCTAAACTTTTGTTAACTCTAAAACTTATAACCTTATTAGAAATATCAGCACATAGTCTAGGTGACATTTCAATTAAATCAAATCTAGAGTCAAACCTGTTCATTGTATCTACTACAATACGAATTCCTTTAATATTTTGAAATTCTCTATAAACCTTTTGCCCGTCTGTTTCGTCATTAAAATAATATGGAGAGGTTAGGTCTTCTATAAAACTGCTTTCGCTATTAATGGTCTCTTCTGCAACTCTCCAACCGTATTGTGGTGTAAAGGTATCATACTCTTCATTGTCAGAATTCCAGACGTGGTAGGTTCCTCTAGTATTTGTTGTAGGGATAACTAAATATGCGTAACCATCAAAATTTTTATCTGGAAGTTGTGTACTTGATGGAAGGGTTCCTTGATACTTAAACTTTGTTTTATATTCTTTTGGTATAGTCAAACCATACTGTAGTTCAACATATCCATCGGCACCTATAATTGGTGTCCCGTCATCTCTTGTGCTATTGGCGTTAAATGATTGAGCATCTACCCAAGAGTTATCTTTTAGATATTGAATCTTCCAATTAACAGGTGTTGTCTTATAGTCAGAACGGTAGAGGGGATCTTGTATTGGTCCCGCTGAAGTTACGTACGGACCAAGATCAACCGTTCCAACATTTGTTTGCATCTTTACAATAATTCTGTTTGCAGGTACATTTTCTTTGTAAACAACAAATGGTGCTGCATCATCAATATAATTTAAGGTCCCTACTTTATTTTTAGCAATACCACGCTCAATTGTTTTTGTGACATTGCTCTCTGTAATAGTTTCTGTTCTATAAGAAGTCCAGTATCTAAACTCATCATATCTAGAAGGCATGTAGTATCTTGGTCTTTGAGACATTGACTCGTTTGAATTGTGTATGTGGGTTCCACTAAAATACATTAACTTGTTAATGCCTGATCTTGGTCTAAAAGGTCTAACGCAATCTTCCAAAGAGTACAACATCTTCATTTTATCTTTTTTAGAAATAAAGAATTGTGGCGTATCGGAGTTTGTATATCCACCGTCTATTGAGATATCCGCGTCTGTTGCTCCAGTGTATAGTCCTGCAACATCTGCAGGATCAAATGTATTTGATATTGTTTTAAATTTTGTGTCTGTTCCAGTTGGGCGATATCTATAGTTACCAAGTTGTTGAATGTTATCTGGCATATTCATATTCCATTCAGCCAAAACTAAAGACTGTAGTTGAATGGTTGCCGATGACTCTAGGTGTGTCTTTAGTTCGCTACTTACAAACACACTAAACCTCTTCCAGTGTTACCGAAATATTCCAAAGATCGTGATTTGTTGCCCCACGCTTTACAACGGTATAATTAAAATCAGCAATGTATACCTGAATAACTTGATTATATTGGTCAAGGTGTGCATATGGACTTTCTGTATTTTTAAAGTTATTATATTTATCATAGGCAAGGAACATCCAAAATGGCCCCTTATGTGTTTCATACCAATCAAGTATATCTACACCACCAGCAGCACCATCAGAGGTATACTCAGACTGAGTTCCTTTTAGTGCAGATACCCCAGTAGAATTAAATTCTGGACTTTCATTATAAGATCTTGATGGAAGGTTTTCCCAAGAGAAAGAAATTTCTAGTTTATCTGCAATATGGTAGGATCGCATTCTGCCATTAATAGTTCTTTGTCTTTGTTCAATTCTTTTTGGAGAAAATCTCAACTCACTCCTATTGTGGTCAGATAGTATTAAGAACTGATCTATCAAGGAAACATTAGTCTCTTCCCCTATATCTGCCCCAACCTCATACCCTGTAGGCACGTAGAGACCGTTTGAGAGTGTTCCTGGGTTATTAGACCAAAGAATGCCCTGCGGTCTCTGATACCGCCTTCTGCCCGTTATATACCCTGACGTTGCCATTACCTTTGTCCTCTAAGTCTTTGTGAATCAATATATTTAATCTCAGCCATAACTACCTTGGCAATGTCGTCTGCATTTGCACTTGTATTATTTACGCTAATTCCTACGTTATAATTATACACCTTGCTGGAGTTATCTGATGCAGAACCTGCTGCACCTGCTCCAATCTTAACATTATTATTCATAGAAGAATATGTGGGTGCCTCAAAAGATTTATAATTTCCATTATTTAATGATTCAAGAAATGCTCCGTATTGATCTGCAATACTTCTTTTTATAACAAATTCTCCAGGGGTTAGCATTGCTGGAACAGTGTCGGTGCCTTTGGGTTTAAACATTCCTCCGCCATCCATATATGGAACTAAACCTCCCATTGGCATATACTTAGGAATCATTCCACCATTTGACAGCAACAGTTGATTTCCAAAACGACCTCCTCCACCACCACCAGATGTTCGTGGAAGCACTGGTCCAACAAACCCTTTGTCTCCTGGTTTTAGTGCGGTTGTTGATGGTGGAAGGTATGGAGTAAAGTTAGGAACTAACTGCAATTTTGCTAGTCTATCTGCTTCAGCCTTTGCATCCGCTAACGCCTTAGCATCGGCTGCTGCTTTTGCATCTGCAAGTGCCTTAGCCTCTGCTGCTGCTTTGTCTGCTGCCAACTTATCTGCTGCTGCTTTTTTATCTACTGCTGCTTTGTCTGTTGCAAACTTTTCTGATCCAGATAATGGATACTTTCCAACTTCTAGAGATGCATTCTTGATTGCTTCTCCAACTGCATCCCATGCTGCAGATACTCCACCTACTGATGTTGCAATTTCATCAATATTAATTACCTGTGCATCATATGCTTCATTTAATGTAGTAGCAGCACCTTTTATAATTTCCCATTCTGATGCAGTCATTTTATTAATTTCTACATTTGCCAAAGCCTTTGTGTTTGCATCTTCATGTGCAGACACTAAGCGATTTCTTGCTTCTATTTCTTTTTCAAGTTTATCAATATGTGTTTCTTGTATTGCTGCTATTTCTGCTGTAAGTTGTTTTCTAGTATATTCTTTTCCATTAATTTTTGTTCTAAGATCATCAAGTTGTTTTTGTCTAGCAACTTCCATTGCTGCTCTTTGTTCGTCAAGTGCTTCTCTAGCACTTCTAGAAGCAACCTCTGCCTGCTGAGCAGAATAATCTGCTGCAGCCTTGGCTGCTGCTGAAATATCACCTTGTGTAAGAGCATCTGCCAGGGTTAATTGATTTTGTTGCTGTGCTGCAATGTCCT